CATCCTGCCTGCCTTGGCCTCAAAAAGGCGATGCTGTAACACTCCCGCTTGGTACTTCTGCCCCCGTCAACGGAGTCGGCGGATCCGACACGTTCATGCGTCTTGTCAGTGATGACAGTGTCGACGCAACTGCAGGTAATCTCACAACATCAGCGGTAGGCGTAGTTCAAGGAGCTTCAGGCGGAAACGCTTATTACGACCCAAACGGAACACTTACTGTCGATTTAAACAACGCGACGGCGGCAACTATTAACGACCTTCGCGAAGCGTTCCAGGTGCAGAAAATGCTTGAACGCGATGCCCGTTCCGGTACTCGGTACATTGAGATAATTAAAGCCCATTTCGGAGTTAGTTCGCCCGATGCGCGGCTTCAACGTCCTGAATACCTCGGCGGTGGTTCTCAACGGATTAATATCTCCCCCGTACCACAAACCAGCTCCACGGATACCACAACGCCGCAGGGTAACCTGGCCGGCTTTGGGACCCTGGGTTTCAGCAACCATGGCTTCACAAAATCCTTTACAGAACATGGCCATATTATCGGCCTGGCGTGTATTCGTGCCGATCTGACCTATCAGCAAGGGCTTAACCGCATGTGGTCCCGTCAGGACCGCTATGATTTCTATTGGCCTGCACTCGCTCACCTTGGCGAACAGGCGGTACTTAACAAGGAAATTTATGCACAAGGCACATCGGCTGACAATGACGTTTTCGGTTACCAGGAACGCTATGCGGAATATCGCTATAAACCTTCAATGATTACAGGCGCCTTCCGGTCTAACGCGGCCACCAGTCTCGACACCTGGCACTTGTCCCAGGACTTCGCTTCGCTTCCTACACTCAACAAAACCTTCATTGAGGAAAATCCACCCATCGACCGTGTCGTTGCAACACCGGATGAGCCCGATCTCATCTTTGACATGTACTTCGATCTGAAATGTGCGCGGCCAATGCCGCTATTCTCCGTACCGGGAATGATCGATCACTTCTAATGAAATGGGGCCCTTTCGGGCCCCTTTCTTCATCTTCTAAACTTCCAATCTACGTAAACCGTAACCGCTATCTGGTCATATAACTCAGCCTTCCTGTCTTTCAACCTTTCATAAAGTTCCGTGTTTATACCATTCGTCAAAATCTCCAATCTAATTTCATCTTCAATCTGCGCCAGCTCTGCGCAAGCTTCATCAATCTCTTCTTGCCATGGCTTATACATTTCGTGCACCTCCTCTTTGTATTGCACGCTACCCCGAGAGCATCGAGCGCAGCACTGTCAAGGGCGCGTAGCGGCGAAGCGAACCCTTTACTGTGTGAGCACGATGCTAAACTATCCAAGTGCAAGGAAAAGAAACTCACTCTCGACGGACTCCAAGGCGGTCACGTGGACATTCTTCAATTCATCTTCTATTCTGCTGGTGTGCTCATAATCTACACAATCCTTTCAGGAGTACTCCTTATGCTTGAAACCATTCTCAATAACTGGGACACCATTGGTCTCATTCTGTCCAACATCGTAGCCCTGTTCATCAACCCACCTCGCAGGAAAAAACCATGAGTTTCTGGTCAAGCGTTGCCAAAGGTATAGGTGGTCTTGGATTAGGTACCGTCACCGGAGGTGCTTTAGCACTAGGAGAATCCGCCCTCGCTTACAAAGGTCAAAAAGACGCCAATCAATCCAACGAGCGAATCGCTCGAGAAAACCGTCAGTTCCAAGAGCGCATGGTTAACCAGGCGCAAGACTTCGAGGAGGAAATGTCATCTTCCGCTTATCAACGTGCCATGTCAGACATGCGTCAGGCCGGACTCAACCCAATTCTCGCCTACCAACAAGGCGGAGCCACAACGCCAATCGGTAAAACTGCACCAGGTGCGGGCGCTGTTATGCAAAACGTCTTCGGCGGTATGCAAGGCTCACCTATCGATACATTGTCCACCGCGGCCGGTATCAACAAAATGGGCGCGGAAGTCATGCGTATTGATTCGGAAATCGATCTCATGGCTAGCCAGGTCGGCATGAACCGTGAAACCACTGAAAAAATTAAGGAGGAAGCCCGGAAAATACAGTCAGAAATAAAAAACATCGAGGCTAATACGACCGGCGTAGAAGCGGATAATGCCAAGCGCCTGGCCCTTAAAAACTTCTTCGAGGAGAATCCCAATGCTGCGATCGTTAGTGAATACGGCGGTAAAGGTACTGTTGCTCTCAGTACTGTGCTTGGTGCTCTTGGGCTTTCTAAGTTTGAATCTTTCGCTCGCGACGTAATCGAGCGTGTACGCTCGAAAGCATCGAGCATTAATATCGATATGGGCGGCTCTCGCGTCCCACAACCCAATCCACTCACAGATAGGTACTAAACCATGGCTTCGTTCAGAAAAGCGTACCAGAAGCACGACAGGCACGTTCTCGTGTGTCCTGAGGAAACACGGACCGAGCAGCACCATAGAGAAGCTGCCTCCGTAACCAACATTCTCAAGCAATACGACAAAACCGGTATTCTCACCAACGTGAACCAAGCGAAAGCGATGTACGGCGACTTCACCGAGGTCAATGAATACCAGGAGAGTCTCAACCTGGTGATCCGTGCCCAGGACGCCTTCGATGAGATGCCTTCCGATATCCGTAAGCGCTTCCACAACGATCCAGGAGAATTTCTGGAATTCGTCACGAACCCCGACAACCAGGAGGAAATGGTCACGCTTGGCCTTGCAACAAAGATCCAAGAGCCAGCGCCAACCAAGGTTGAGGTAATTAATCAACCGAATCAACAAGATAGCCCGCCCGAATAGGCGCGCTCCGAGGGTGTGGGAACAGTTACCTACTTGATGTAACTGTTCCCACTGACACCAAAGGTGTCACAACACCATCACAAAAAGGCAGCTCACTATGAAAAATCGTAAGAAAATCAGTAAGAAAGGCTCAAAAAAGCTGTTTACAGCGACAGCACAGAAGACTCATCCGGTTAACAACATGTCAGGACCATCTGCGGGAGCAATGCGCGGCGGTATCCGTCTGTAAGGAGTAGGGCCATGCCATGCCATGTTATAAACCTCTCACTGCCTGGCGCACATCAGAGCGTACGGCGAACGGCAAGTCGGGAATTACATTTGACAAGAATAACGCGGTCATGCCCGGCGATCCGCTCGCGCTTCCATGCGGTCAATGCATTGGCTGCCGCCTCAAACGGTCTCGGGAGTGGGCGTTACGCTGCGTTCATGAGGCGTCACTCCACGAGGATAATTGTTTCATCACGCTCACATTCAACCCTGAGCACCTGGCCAGGAGAAAACCGAAAATTGGACCTGTTACAAAACCCGAACTGCGCACGGACGCGCACGAAATGTCACTGGATAAGTCAGAGTTCCCAAAGTTCATGAAACGACTACGAAAGGAATTAGGTTATGGAAAAATCAGGTATTTCCACTGCGGCGAGTATGGTACTAATTATCATCGCCCTCACTATCATGCCATCCTGTTCGGCATTGACTTCCCAGATAAAGAGTTTCTCACAGTGCGTAACGGAAACATCCTCTATCGCAGCCCAACATTGGAAAAGCTGTGGCCGTACGGATATTCCTCAATCGGATCTGTTACCTGGGAAAGCGCAGCCTACGTTGCCCGATACTGTCTTAAAAAAGCCACAGGCCTCGAAGCCCTGGATGAATACTACGTTCCCGACGATGAAACCGGAGAACTGGTGCAGGTTCTCGAAACAGAGTACACCACCATGTCACGTCGACCAGGCATTGCCGCTCATTGGTTCGAAAAATATCATGCAGACGTTTATCCTTCGGACTTCATCACCCACAACGGTAAAAAATACCCGGCTCCGAAATTCTACGACAAGCTCCTGGAACGCATGGAGCTCTACGACCTGGAGGTCATCAAAGACGAACGCAAACAATCTGCTAAAAAACACGCAGACAACAACACCCCGGAACGCTTAGCGGTTCGGGAAAAAGTTCAACAACACAAAGTAGGCATGCTGCCTCGAAACTTAGATAAGGATTAACAATGGAACTCAAAATTTACGCAATTCGCGACGTACGTACTGAAGCATTCCTCAAACCGATGTTTCTACAGAACGCGGCCGTTCTAGAACGAGCATTACTCGATGCCAGGAACGACGAAAACAGTACACTGTCAATGCACCCTCAGGACTACCAGGTATTTAAACTCGGTACTTACGATGACAATTCAGGAGAGATTTGGGCGGAAGAGCCTACATTTATGTTTAACGTTATTGAAGTTAAGGAGAAAGAATAATGGCCGGACAACTTCCCTCAGTCATGTCACACAACTTCAGCCGTGTACCCCAGGCTGAAATTCCACGGTCATCCTTTAACCGTTCGCACGGACACAAAACAACAATGGACGCCGGATATCTCGTTCCGATCTTCTGTGATGAGGTGCTTCCCGGCGATACTTTCAATCTCAATATGACCGGCTTTGGACGCCTGGCGACACCACTACATCCAGTCATGGACAATATGTTCCTGGAAACCTTCTTCTTCTTCGTACCAAATCGACTGGTATGGGATAACTGGGAAAAGTTTAACGGCGCTCAAACCGACCCAGGCGATTCAACCGATTTTCTTGTTCCTACGATTGATGATGGTGCTAATCCGGTAGCAGAAGGACAAATCGGTGATTATTTCGGTTTACCAGTTGGAGTTAACTGGGGTTCTACTTCAGGACCTTCTGCTTTGCCATTTAGATCGTACAATTTGATTTACAATGAATGGTTTCGCGATCAGAATTTGATCGATTCTTTGGATGTTCCAAAGGATGATGGTCCTGACCCGTATAACACGACTTATGAATTACAACGACGTGGCAAACGTCATGATTACTTTACATCCTGCCTGCCTTGGCCTCAAAAAGGCGATGCTGTAACACTCCCGCTTGGTACTTCTGCCCCCGTCAACGGAGTCGGCGGATCCGACACGTTCATGTGTCTTGT